TAGCATTAAGCGCGTCACGCATTTCAACCTTCCAGGGGTCATCCAACTCTTTTGGCCTAAGAACAAAGACCGGAGTTCTATAAATCCAGTTTTTTAACCTACGCCATAACTTCAACAGTAGCCCCCTGTGTAACATTTGTGTAAAAAAAACGTGCTTTCTGGTGCAGGCTGGTGCATCAGGTTAGTGAACGCTATCGCTAAGATCTAGCAATACTGTAAAACCACACTGCACTATACTGCACCAACGTGACGCTGTGCCGGTTCGATTCCGGCCCCGGGCACCATCTAAGTAATTGATTTCCATGATAATTTATTTTCCTAAGCATCTTTGTGGAACATTTGTGGAACATTTTTAGATTGCATCCATCATCTTTTCTTGTTTTTTTGTCTCATCGACATCGATCCACTTTGCATAAATCCTGAAGAACATTTGTAGCGAATGACCTAGTTGTTGCGCTGCAAACGCGGGCTTTATCCCTGCCTTTAACCACCTTGATGCACAACTGTGTCTGACGTTGTAAGGGTGCCTCCAGCGCAATCCTAGCTCTCTCTGAGCGCGTGAGAAGGCTTCTCCCTGCTCTTGTGCTTTCTGGTAAGGCTGCCCCCTAGAAGTGAACAGAATGCTTGTGCATGTAATGTGTTTGGGTGCTTTTTGGAGGGCTTTTGCGAGCCTGGGGTGGACATGCACCGATCGCACTTTACGCGTTTTTGTCGGTCCTTCGATGCCTCTTGAGCGGCTTTTTGTGATGTGCAGCTTCTGGTTGATCTGATCGTAATCTGACCATCGCAGAGCAATCGTTTCACCTGGTCGCAAACCTGCGTACCACCTGATCAGATAGAAGAATCTGAATCCTGGCTTTAACTCATCGAGCAAAGCTTCCATTTCCTCATCTGTGAACGGATCAGGATCACCGACTTGATTGTCAAAGGTTATGTTAGCGGCGGGATTGGCTTGCATGTAGCCACTGGTCACTGCCAATTTAAATACGCCAGACCCTGCTGAGATTATTCCTCTGCGGGTCTTAGCGGCAAGATTAAGTTTAAGAACGAGGTTTACAACCTTGTCTACAATTTGCAGGTGCGTGATCTGGTTGACTCGCGTATTGGCAAAGTGCGGCATCCAATATTTATTCAAGTCGGATGTGACGTTACGCTGATGGTTTGCAGACCCTGCCGCTAAAGAATCTATCTTTATCTGCGCTACTTCGTGAAATGTAGGGCAGGGTGCTGCGCTTTCCTCTTCTTCTTTGCCTAAGTATTCATCTCTGAGGATTTGCTCTCGGATTCTTGCGGCTTTCTGGCGACCAACCTTGGTCCAAGGTATGTCGAGGAGTTTGGATTTTCTTTTACCTTCAGTGCGCCAGATAAGCCTGCACTTTCCCTTGTGCTCATACACCCCCTCGTCATTTCTTGCCATCCCAGTATCTCCTCGTTTGAGTACACAATCGTGCCAGCTTCGTCCCTCCAATAATGTACACCCTCTACCCAATGATTTTGCCGTCTGCGTCGGATCTGATTTTTGTTGTATCCGGTCACTTCGCACAACTTTCTTTCCGTTATCACCCTGTCCTCCACTTTCTTCTCAGCCAGTAGTTGATATTTCCCCGCTTCCTAAACTCACCGTGGTTCTTACCAGCGCCTGCCTCGTCTGGTTGAAATTTCTCTAAATCACCTTCGTCCACCATTAGCCGCAGCAGTGTAAGTGCCTCGGAGTGAGGAATCTTCAATTCCTTCTTTACCGCAAGGGTAGTGATTTTGTTATCCGACCATGCCGAGTTTAAGATACGGGCGCGGCGCAACTTGTACTGCTGTTTGCGCTTTGCCGTTGCTTCATGCGGAGATGACTTAAAAGGGGATGTCGTCATCGAAATCATCCTGTTTGCTTTGATTTTTTATTTGCTGGATATGAGAATTGTCATCAGTCCAAAATATATCGACCTTCCCGATAAACGGCAGATCTTTATCAGAGCCCGCATCTCGTTCTTCTTTTGTTGCTTGTTGCTTCAAGGAACCATGTGAATCGATTGCGGTTAGCTGATTCGGAGTTACCCAAGCAACTAAATCTGTGTAAACGCCCGACTTACCTTTTACAAACCTGCTTTTGTCTAGCTTGCTCAAATCCAGGTTAATTTTTAATCCCATTTTGTTCATGCCGCTTTTTCCTCTTCAAGTTTTGGGTTTGCTTTTCGGAACTCAGAGCTTTTGATCACAGCTCTTTCTTCCGTCGTAAAACACCCGCCTTTCGACGGCGCTTTCCAGATACTTAGCTTCTCTTCCTCAGTCAGTTCACACCAAGCAACACAAGCTCTTTCAAGATCGTTTGAGGCAATACCATCTTTAATTGCATCGATTGAATCTTGCAGTTCGGCAACGGCATCTTTGTACGCTTGCTCTTTTTCTTGTCGCTCACGATCAGCCTGCTCACGTTGCTTGTTGATTACCTTTGCATTGCCTTCTAGGCTATTGCCGTCATCATCCTGTTGGGCAATGTTGGCAAAGGCAGACAGCGAGTAGCGTCTGAGGTAGGTGATTAACGAACCAGCGGCTTGCGCTGGATTTTTTGCGTCGGCAGCAATGCCCATAGAGATATCGTCTTTGATCCACTGACCACTACTGTGTACTAACATTGTAGTGACAACGATAGACCCATCGTCGGCAGTGCTTGGGGTTTGAATAGCCGCTATGCCTGCCTCTGTAAATGCGGGCCTAACCACATCGAGCACAGTTGCTAGGTCAGCATACTTGCTGTTAAAAAAAGGATTAGCGCTTGCCTTAGCGGGGTTTTGAATTAACCCTTGAGCAACGACTAGCGCGTGTGCAATCTCAGCGATTGATTCAGATGTTTCCATTGTAGATCTCCTCCAGTTGACTAAATGTGTAATACACGCCTCTAAACAAAATCATGCTCGCCTCTCCAAGTACCAAGTTGCGACCTTGACCTTCTCACCGTATCTGTTGGTAACGTCAGACAATTGCGTGACAATCGCATGGCCGTCTTTGCGTAGCTCGCTGATCCTTGCTGGAGCTTCTAAAACCCCAAGCTCTTGCCAGCTATCCAGCCTGTTGAGTGAGCGACCTTCTTGCAGATGCTCTAAGATTCTTTCTTTCTGACTCATGCCACCTCCTGCTTTTTGGTTAGACATTCTTTTGCTTCTTCCGCGCCACGGTCGATGCCCGCAAAATGCGCTTGCATGATCAGAGCGTTTAATTCATTTACAGTAGAGGCATGCAGATCTTGCTGTGCTTCTGCATACCGCTTCATGATTGCAGCAACGTCGTCGCTGTAATTAGTAAGATCGATTCTCATGGGTTGGTCGCCTCCCACATGTAATCGTCAAAGGCTTCTAAGAGGTGATCTCCAATTGGAGTTCCGCGCAGCTCTTTTAAATTGTGTGCGCTAAATCGGTGGGCTGACTCGGGCAGGAAATCGTTGGCAAACTCTTTCCAAACTTGATGCTCTAGTTCTTCTGCTTCTAGCTCTGCTCGCAAACATTCTGCGTGATAGTGTGTGCTCATGTGACCACCTAATTTCCTTGAAAGTGGTCATAGATTGCAACAAAAGAAATCGTCTGTCAACTATAAATTGTCAATAGTGGTCAGACAAATAATGGACGTTTGTTACGTCTTGAGATTTTAGATCAACAAAAAGATTGAGATCTTGGAAGATTTGTTTGGCATCATTTGATGGCTCATCTATCAACATGTTCATCATGTCACAGCCCCATCGAAGAGTAATAGAGTAAGACGTAAACCCACGCCAAAGTAGTATGGAATTGCGTTTGTCGAAAATGACAGACCAACTTAGGCGATGCATATCGACTAATCTTTTGTGGCAATCCAAATCCGAGCGATCTGGGTATAGATAATAATGGTTGACGCCGCCGTAGCGAAAAGGGAGGTAATCTGCTGCTAAGTAAGCTTTTGTAACACGGTCAATCAGTTCTGCTATCTCTGGGTTTTCCAGCAGCAGCAAACTCATACTCTTGGTCATCCTCTATTGCCTTAATTATGCGCTTTAAAAGCCGCTGGTTTTTTGCTGAAAGCAGTTTTATCGAATCTATCAAACTCGACAAATTTTCCTCTTCAGATGATGCGCTAAACATCAACCAGGCTGGCTCGACCGCAAAATACTTGCACAAGGCAGCAAGGTTGTCTTTTGAGGGTAGTGCTTCGTCGTTCTCCCACTTTTGAATTGCTGAGTAGCTAGCTTTAGCACCTTGATTTGTTAGATGCACAGAGAGCGCTCGCATGCTTATTTCACGCGCTTGACGAAGTTTTTTCAGCTTGTAACCAAGAGTTGCCATGCCGCAATCCTGATCCTATCGCTTCGAACTGTCAAGTATCCCTTAACTAGATGATTTATATCATCGGTTTTGGAAAATGTCTAACTGATTTTAAAAAAAAATCAAAAATCAATATTTTGTTGACAGCTTTTCCAAAATGATTACTATTAGTGCCAGATAGTAGTCAAGGAGTTTGGGCAGTGACACCAGAATGTGTATGGACAGAAGTAAAGATTAGCGACTTGGCTAAGGACTTGAAAATAAGTCGGCAAGCAATTTATTTGTGGCAAAAGCGACCAAACGGTGTACCGGCAGAACGGGTATCGCAAGTGTCAAAGGCGTTAGGCGTTCCAAAAGAAGTCATACGACCGGATTTGTTCTTATGAGTGGTGGCTGGATAAAGCTGAACAGGACTCTTCTTGATCATGCACTTTGGAAAGGCGAGCGGTACACAAAGGGGCAAGCTTGGGTAGACCTAATTATGCTGGCGAACTACAAGCCTGGTTTTTTTATGGTGCGCGGTAACGTGGTCAACGTGGATCGAGGCCAAGTGGGATGGAGTCAGAGGAATTTAAGCAAGCGCTGGCAGTGGCACACAAAAACGACAAAAAGCTTCATTTCAAGCCTCTCAAAACACGGAATGGTTACCCTACAGGCTACGCCACTGACTTCGATCATAACTATCTGTAATTACGACGAATTTCAGAGCGGAGAGCAAAACAGTGCGTCACAGAATGTATCACAGAGTGTGACACAGAGTAGGACACAGAGTGTGACACAGACTACCTACAAACAAGAAGTAAAGAATAAAAGAAAGAAAGAATTGTTTACCCAACCCACGGCTAAACAAGTTTATGAGTACATGCAAGCGCAGGGATGCACAAAGTTTGATGTTGCAGCTCAGTTTGTAGATCACCACTCAGCATCGGACTGGCACCTGGCCGGTAATCGCAAGATGAAGGACTGGAAGGCAGCCGCTCGCAACTGGCTACGCAACGAGAAGAGGTTTAACCGACGACCGTTTGAGAAACCAGAGAACGTGGTCCAGATAGATCCGCGTCAAGAGCAGAGAAAAAACGCACAACGAAAAGAGTTGGAGGAGATGTTAAATGGCATTACCCAATGAGCATATTTTTAAAAAGGTTCACCAGAATGCAGAGCGGATGCTTGAGCACCAAGTGCTGGGATGGATGAGTCAGCCGCTGGAGAACGTGACCTCACCGATTCCTATTCAACCGTTCGTGGCGAAAGTGATTGAGCAATGCTGCCAGGACATTCGTCCATGTGAAAAACCACCTCTTGAATCTGGCGAGATGCTGGTTGAACTCAGGAAGCTGTCGAGGGCTTACGGAACACTGTACGTCAAGCTAAGACAGGCCTGGGCGTTGTTTTACGAACAGAGAGGTCAGGCTGCATGATCTACCAAAAGCACCAAGCGCAGATGTTGGTGGCGCATATCAATAAGTTTTTCGAGAAGATGCCAACCGGCAGGCTGGACGTTGTTCGCGCAGAAGACCGACGATCAACTGATCAACAAAGCTTGCTACACGCAATCATCCGCGAGGTAGCCAATCATGTTGGGGTTGGCGAAGGCGAGATGAAAGACAACATCTTGAAGCGCAATTCTGAAGGTGTTTTTCCCTATTGGCCGTATGACATTCAGCAGACACTTCCTAAGCGATTAAGCAAAGAACGACCAGAGGTGTTGCAAGTTGCGCCAGGTCTAGTGCCTAAGTCTGAGAGCAAACTCACTAAGCGCGAAGAGAGTGAGCTGATCGAACGAATCTACTCGCTAGGGAGCGAATGGGGCGTACAGTTTGCAGAGGTAACCCGTGAGCAAGTTGCGTAAATCGGCAAGGGGTCAACCCTGCACGTTGCAGATCTTCCCTTATTGCCAGGAAGACAGAGAGACGGTTGTGCTGTGCCATTTGAACAGTTTGGCTAAAGGCATGGCGTTGAAGAGCCAAGATTATTTTGCCGCCTATGGTTGCAACATTTGCCACGACATCATCGACGGCAGACGACCAACCCTGATTGAGAAGGACGAGATATTGAAGTGTCAGATGCGAGGCCTGGAAAGAACCTGGGCAATCATGATCGACGAGGGGTTGATTCAGGTTGCGTAAATCAGAAGTCGAAGAGCTTTTCGACCTAGAGTTGAAGAGTCACAAGATCAAGTTCGAGCGAGAGGTTCGCCTGATACCTCAAAGAAAATTTAGGTGGGATTTTGTTATTGAAGGTCTTGCGATTGAGATACAAGGCGGGACGTTTAAAGGCAGCAGAGGAGGTCACACAAGTGGCCAGGGATACCAGAAAGACTGCGAGAAAATGCAGTTAGTGGTGATGGAGGGTTATACGCCCCTGTACTTTACGAGCGATGACGTTCGCAAGGGGAGGGCCATAAAGGTGATAAAGGAGCTTTTGAATGGGCGATATCACACCACACCAGAAATGGGCTAGAGACACCTGTGAGGCTCTAAAGACTTTGTTGCAAGCGGCAGAGCAAAACAAGATCAGCGGCTTCGTGATCGTGTTTGAAGCGGTCGAGAAGGATGTCTACGAAATCCAAACTCATGCAGCAGGCGAGTTTGACAGCCTGCCAGCGGTTGCAGGAAGTTTGCTGGGCGAGGCAATACGTCTTGTGATGGCAGAGGCAGATCCCGATGCCAGTTAAATCACTTGAACAACATTTAGATTTTTGCACAACCGACCATCAGAGAGAGGTGTTGCAACTGCACATCGAAGGTTTGTCGCAGGTTGAAATCAGCCGCCAGCTTGGCAGACACCCGCGCCGCATAAGCGAGACCATTGGTCGGGTTCACAAAAAAGCAGCAGAGCAAGGCTATGCGCCATCGTTTGATATGCGGCACCAGGCAGCGCCAGGTTTTGCGACAAAAAGATTAAGCACAGCATACAAGGAAGATGGCTCGATCGCGCTTCAGTGGCACATCCAAGAGCCGATGAAGCAAAAGATCGACGAGATGATGACTGAGTTCGTGGCTGGGTTTAAAGACGAGCTGCAAGGCATACACGTTCCTGTTACTGCGCCCAAGGATGTAGATGCAGATCTGATGTCGTTGTACATGGTGGGTGATCATCACCTTGGCCTGTACACCTGGGCAGAAGAGGTTGGCCACGATTGGGATACAAACAAGGGTGAGCAGATGTTGAATGACGCTGTTGATCGTCTTGTTTCAGTCTCACCAAATAGCGAAACGGGTTGCTTAATAAACTTAGGTGATTTTTTTCACATCCAAGATACAACGAGCAGTACACCAGCCAGCAAGCACTTGCTCGATAGCGATGGACGTTGGGGGAGAACAATCAGGGCAGGGTCTCACCTGATCAAACGAGTTGTACTTCGGATGCTCGAAAAGCACAAGAAGGTCATGGTCGTAAACGCCCGAGGCAATCACGATCCAGACGCAAGCCTGTTCTTGAACACTGCCATACAAATGTACTTCGAGAACGACCCCAGGGTTGAGGTGCTTGATAACTTCAATAAGTTTGTCTGGTTTCGCTTTGGCAAAAATCTGGTCGTCTGCCACCACGGCGACAAGATAAACGCCAACCGGCTGTATGAGGCAATCACTAAAAACCTTAGAAAAGAATTTGGCGAATCTGATCACGTTTACGCATACCTGGGCCACATCCATCATCGAGATGCTAAAGAGGTCGGGCACATGCACATCGAGCATTTCGGGGTGTTGCCGCCTACTGATGCCTGGGCGAATAGCAGCGGGTTCGTTTCTGAGAGAACGATGACCTGCATTGTATTGCACAAAGATTTTGGAGAAGAGGCGCGACTTAAAGTAACTGCGGAGAGACTCAATGAAATCACTAGCTAGACAAGTGGGCGGTAATCATTACCAGGTAGGAATGGCCATACAACCGGCAGAGTTTATTTTGGCTAATGACTTAGGTTTTGCTGAGGGGTGCGTCGTCAAGTACGTCACACGATACCGGCGCAAGACAGGCTCGTCTCCCTTGCCAAACATCGAAGACTTGCGAAAGGCGGCTCATTATTTGGAGATGCTGATCGAACGAGAACTTAAAAACATGGAGGTGGAGACGGAAGATGAGCGATTGCAATCTCAAATTGATAGGGCTGAGTGTGACTGAAGAGTTACGCAAGAAGGCCGATGAGCTACTTGAACGGTGGGCGAGAGAGTATGCGCTTGATAAAACCGGCGACTTTGCTGCGGTCAACATTCTCGATGGCAACTTTGCGCTGTCAGTTGCAGGCAAGCCAAACCCGTTAAAGCAAAAGGTAAACGCTAAAGAAACGCGACCACAACCTCATGCTCGCATCCCCGTGTATCGATCAACGGCGATGGACGAAATCATGTTTGCGATCAAGAAGGTCAACCCTGATTACTTCTACGCACTGAAAGAGTATTACTTGAGAGGTACGGTTAAGGCCGTTGCCAGGGAGCTGCATTGGTCAGAGACAAAGGCCAAGCAAGCCAAGGCAGCAGGGTTCGATATGGTGGTTCTCATGTTGGAAGAACGAGGGTATTAGATCGTAAGTTAATACGCGATTAGGTAGGGGGGGTAATCTGTGTTCGTGCTCATATCCGCTTAGTACGCGATAGGGTAGGGGGGGTAAAATGAGAAAGGGTGCGGAGGACGCATGGGAGTCGAACCACCCTCTAACCCAATGAATTCATTGAGCAAAAATATATAACAAAAATTTTATATACGTTCTATATACGTCAAAAAAGTCTTGTGCGGTCGCCCAAACGGGGGTATAAGTATCCATAATTGCAACACCTGACCCTATAGGACCGCCTCTTGGCGGTTTTTTTATGCCCTGGATAAACTTCAAACGTGATGAATTTGCTTGCCAACACTGCGGCGAGAACGAGATCGATGACAAAATCATTGATGTCATTCAAGCGATACGCACAGAGGTTGGCTATCCTCTTGTCGTTTCGAGCGGGTATCGGTGCAGTAAGCACCCTGTCGAGGCGGCGAAGTCTAAGCCTGGAACGGGGACGCACTGTCGGGGTGTTGCGGCAGATCTTGCAGTATCTCACCGCCAGGCTAAGGAAGTTCTTTCGGTTGCTTTGCGAATGGACGTTGGCGGTGTGGGCGTACACCAAAAAGGCTCGGGCCGATTTGTACATATTGATGTTGACCCCGACCGTAAATCGCTTCTCTGGACCTATTGATGTTAGGCACCGTCCTCAAAATAGCTGGGCCTTTGGTTACCGGCTTTATGGAGAACAGGCAGAAGGTGTCGGCAGCGAAGGCAGACCTGAAGGTGCAGCGCCTGACCAATGGTATACCAGGCTACAGCGACGAGTTTTTGATCTTTATATGGGCAGCGCCATTCGTGGCTTGCTTCGTGCCTGGCTTGCAAAACTACGCAAGAGAGGGCTTTGAATATCTGTCAAACCTACCAGATTGGTACGTTGGCGGCTTTGTGAGCATCACTTTCGCTGTTTTTGGCATCGATAAGCTATTTGCTTACAAGAAAAGTTAAAAAAGGGCTGCAATCCTCCACCCACTCCTCTCGCAGCTCTTTCCCCCATAACGGGGGTTTTATCAACAAACTGAGACATATTTATGAGACGGATACTGGTCAACCCCAGGCGGCGCGACTTTACACCCATGACATTTACGCAGGCGATCGACAGCGACATCCCATACGTCGTTGATTTTTCCGTCAGCGCCAGTGATCGTGGCACCTCTGTGTCCTCAGTCAGTGCAGAATCAAAAGGCTCACGGGCCTTAACTATCACAACCCCTAGCGTCTCTAGTGGCGTGGCAACCTTCTACGTCAGCTCAACATCGAGCGGTCAAGGCGTGGTCAAGGTCACTGCGACCTATGCAGACGGCAAACAAGAAACCCAATACATGACGGTGATTGCAAACAATCCCGAGTACCGATCAACCAACTGAGGAGAAAACTGGTGGAGAACCAAATAAACCTTGATGAAATTAATGGCAGGCTGAATTTCTTGGCAGAGCAACGCAATGCTGCTCAGAACGAGAACGTCATCCTCGCCGGTCGCTTGGCGGCTGCTATGGCTAAGGTCGCTGAACTCAGCCCTGAACCACAATTTGAAGAAGTAGAAGAAGATGGGAACGACAGCAGCGAACAAGAATAGATCGGTTCGCAAAGAAGCGCTCAGAGAGCAGTTAAGTGCCCAGGGCCATGTTCAGCATGTCGTTGATATTCTGGATGAAATCAAGGATCTGCGGAAAGACCTAGACCAGCAAGACTTGGCTCGCTACAAGGTTGTACTCGATACCAAGTTGAAGCTTATCTCTAAGTATCTGCCAGACCTGAAGTCTGTTGAACACACAGGCGATGAAGATGCCCCAATTGCAATCGCAGCCTACGAAATCAACTGGGAATAGCGTAAGCCTGCCCAAAGCCTTTAAGGAGCTGGTCGAGCCGCACAGATACAAGATTTACTGGGGTGGTCGCGGTTCAGGTAAGAGTTGGGCCTTTGCTACGGCTTTGCTGCTTATTGGTGCTGGTACCAAGCCTAAACGCATACTTTGCGCCAGAGAGATCCAGAGAAGCATCAGGGACTCTGTTCACAACCTGTTGGCTGATCGCATCAAGGCATTGGGCCTGAGCCACTTCTACCAGATACAGCAGAACGAGATCAGGGGCATCAACGGCACCCAGATTATTTTCTCGGGACTGTACGCAAACCCTGAGAGCTTGAAGTCGCTTGAGAGCATAGACATCTGCTGGATCGAGGAAGCATCGACGGTGAGTGAGAACTCATGGCGGTTGCTGATTCCAACGATTCGGAAAGAGGGCAGCGAGATATGGGCAAGCTTCAATCCTGCACTGAAGAGCGATCCTGTCTATCAGAGGTTTGTGATGAATAAGCCTGCGGATGATGCGGTGGTCAAGAAGGTTAGCTGGCGTGATAACCCTTGGGTAACACAGCCACTCAAAGACGAGATGCAGCGCCTCAAAGACTACGATTACGAAGAGTATCTGCACGTTTATGAGGGCGAGCTAAAGCAGTTTGCTGATGGCGCTATCTACGCCAAGCAACTGAAGAAGGCCAGGGATGACGAGCGGATAACCTGGTTGCCAGTTGAATCTGCACCTGTTCACACGTTTTGGGACTTGGGCCGGAACGACACTACTGCGATCTGGTTCATGCAGCAGATCGGCATGGCTTACAGGTTCATCGACTACTACGAGCACCGACTGGTTGACCTGGATCATTACGCTAACGTGCTGCGTGATAAAGATTACATGTATGGCACACATTACCTGCCGCATGACGCAGAGCACCGTGTGCTAGGTGCAGGCAACCGATCAAGGCGAGAGATACTAGAAGGCCTTGGCGTATCTCCGACTCACACAGTGCCACGAATCGACAGTGTAGAGAACGGCATTGCGATGGTCAGGGACATGTTCAGCAAGTGCTTCTTTGACGCAGAGCGATGCGAGACAGGGCTGAATGCCTTGGCAAACTATCAATATGTCTGGGACGAGCGTTACGACACGTTCCGACAAAACCCACTCCACAACTGGGCCAGTAACGGCGCTGATGCATTTCGCATGTTCGCGCAAGGTTACGAGGAAGAAGTTGCGGAGGTTGAATTGGACTTTTCATCAGAATGGTAAACAGATCAGCAAAGAAAAAGCAGGCCATTATCGACGAGGCTATGGATCGCTTCGACACGGCATCTGACTCTTGGTCTTACTGCTACAACGACTCGTTAGAAGATATAGAGTTTGTTGATAGCGAGGACGGTCAGTGGGAAGACGCAGTGCGCCAGGCGCGTATCAATCGCCCATGCCTGACGTTTGACAAGCTATCCAGTGCCGTTGATCAGGTTGTTGGTCAGCAGCTGCAGATGCTGCCTGGTGTGAAGGTGCGTGGCGCAGAAGAAGGTGACAACGACGTTGCGGAGATCTACGAGGGACTGATCAGGCAGATCGAGCAGAGAGGGAACAAGGCTTACAAGACCGCATTCAAGTTTAGTGTTAAGGGCGGCTGGGGCGTTTGGATGATCGACCACGATTACCAAGACGATATCAGCATGAACCAGGACATCATCCTGCGTGAGATCAAGAACCCGTTTAGCGTGTTGTTCGACCCCATTATTCAGATACAAGACATGAAAGAGTGTCGGTATGCGTTCATGTTTGACGACATCGAAAAGGATGAGTTTGAGCGCATGTATCCCAAGGCCAAGACTGGCGTGGGTGAGGACTTCTACAGCACTGGCAACATGAAGACCTGGATCAACGAGGACACGATCCGAGTCGCAGACTACTACCGCATCGTAATGGAAGAGCGCCGATTGGTGCAGCTATCAACGGGTGAAGTGGTTGATTACGCAGACATCGAGCCAATCATTGATGAGCTAAATTTCAAGGGCGTGACGATCACAAACGAGCGTATCGTCGAGGGTCGCAAGCTTGAGCGGTTCAAGATCACCGGCTTGGAGGTGCTTGAAGAGTATGAGTGCGTTGGGCGTTATATCCCATTGGTGCCTCTGCTTGGCAAGACCACCAACATTAACGGCAAGTTCTTGACTCGCGGATTAGTTCGCAAGGCCAAAGACGCGCAGAGAATGTACAACTACTCTCGCTCAACTGCCATTGAGGTGACGGCGCTGCAACCCAAGCAACCGCTCATGGCTACACCGGCAATGATCAAGGGTCATGAAGACCGATACCGCAACCCGATGACCTCCAACGATCCTGTGTTGTTGTTTAACTTCGACCAAGGACAAAAGCCATTCAGAGAGCCGCCAGCACAACCATCAGGCGCTTTGCTGACTGACGTACAGATTAGCTCGGACGACATCAAGAGCACCACAGGGATCTTTGACGCAAGCCTGGGCGCAAGAGGCAATGAAACCTCTGGACGAGCAATCAGGGAGCGACAACTGCAAGGCAACATTGCCACCTATGAGTTTGTCGATGAACTGGTTGAGTCCATCAAGTACACCGGCGAGATCTTTATCGACATGATCCCCAAGATCTACGACACAGAGCGTCAGATCAGGATTCTGGGCGAGGACGATGCTGAAGAGATCAAGGTTATCAACAAACCTCAGCTCGACTTACAGACCGGCGAGACGGTCATGATCAACGACCTCAACCGAGGCCACTACGACATCAAGGTAACCACAGGCCCAAGCTTCTCAACCCGCAGATCTGAGACAGCAGAGCAGCTCGGCACCTTGTTTGGTCAGAACCCACAAATGGCGCAGCTCGGTGCAGACATCTACTTCAAGTCGCTTGACCTTGTTGGTGCTGATGACCTGATTGAGCGTGTACGCAAGG